GACGACCAAGATCCATGAGTCGAACAAGGAAGTGCACCTGTTTTCCGGCGCGCGCTACCGCACGACGGTGCTGTGCCGTTCGATGGAGAAGCCGGGCGACATCGTCGGCTTCAAGATCGGCAAGGCGTTGATCGACGAGTTGGACGTAATGAAGGCGGTCAAGGCGGCAATCGCGTGGCGCAAGATCATCGCCCGCATGCGCTACAACGTCGACGGCCTGCGCAATCAGATCGACGTCACGACAACGCCCGAGGGCTTCAAGTTCGTCTATCAGCAGTTCGTCAAGGCCCTGCGCGAGCGCCCGGAACTGGCCAAGCTCTATGGTCTGGTCCAGGCGAGCACGTACGACAACGCCAAGAACCTGCCCGACGATTACATCGATTCGCTGCGACAGAGTTACCCGCCGCAGCTGATCGAGGCCTATATCCGCGGCCAATTCTGCAACCTGGCGAGCGGTAGCGTCTACCCGAACTTCGACCGCGCGCTGAATCACACGCCTGAACGCATACGCGAGGGCGAGGCGGTGCATGTCGGCATGGACTTCAACGTGCTGAACATGACGGCGGCGATCAACGTCGTGCGCGACGACCTGCCGATGACTCTCGATGAACTGACGAAGGTGCGCGATACGCCCACGATGGCGCGCATGCTCAAGGAGCGCTTCAAGGACAAGGGCCACGCGGTGGCGATTTATCCGGACGCCAGCGGGCAAAACACGAGCAGCAAGAACGCGAGCGAATCCGACCTGTCGATCCTGCGCCAGGCCGGATTCACGGTCGTCGTGAACTCGACAAACCCGGCTGTGCGCGACCGCGTCAACGCGGTGAATGCCTTGATCCTGAACGACGCCGGAGAACGGCGCTGGAAGGTGAACACGGATGCCTGCCCGGTGCTGACTGAGGCATTCGAACAGCAGGCGTACGACAACAACGGTGAGCCCGATAAATCGACTGGGCATGACCATCCGCCCGATGCTGTTGGATATTTTCTGGTGAAGCGCTGGCCGATTACCGCGCGCATCGCCACAGTCACCCCGCTGCGAATGTAAAAGGAAATCATGAGCGACGTCAGCACAAAGACCGATTCCGTCACGGCGATGGAGCCGGATTGGGAATTGGCGCGTGCGCTGCTCGGTGGAACCAGGGCGATGCGCGAGGCAGGGCAGAAGTATTTGCCGAAGTGGCCGAACGAGGACCAAAAAGCCTACGACTGCCGCCTGGCATCCGCCGTGCTTTTCCCGGCGTACAAGCGCACGGTCGACACGCTGACCGGCAAGCCGTTTGCAGAACCGATCACGCTGGGCGATGACGTTCCGACCAATATCGCCGAGTGGACGCAGGACATCGACCTGCGCGGCCGAAACATCGACGCATTCGCCGCCGATCTGATGGAGTCGGCGCTCGGGTATGGCATCTGCGGCATTCTTGTCGACTACCCGAAGACGCGGGATGAGCAAGGCAGACTCCTTTATCCAACACGCGCAGCGGAAATTGCCGCGGGCGTGCGGCCGTACTTCATCCAGATCCATCCGTGGCAGGTGCTGGGATGGCGCGACGAGTACAGGGACGGCGCTTGGCAGTTGACCCAGCTTCGCTTGATGGAGTGCGTTGACGAGCCGGACGGCGAATATGGCGTGAAGTCGGTGAATCAGGTGCGCGTGCTTACGCCTGGGGCCTGGGAGCTCCAGCGTCAGAACGACAAGAAGGACTGGGTCCGCTACGACAGCGGCACGACGAGCCTGGACATCATCCCGTACGTGCCGGTTTATGGACAGCGCACAGCCTTCATGACCGGCAGGCCGCCACTGATCGAGGTCGCGAACCTGAACGTCGCACATTGGCAGTGCGCAAGCGATCAGCAGACCATCCTGCACATGGCGCGGGTGCCGATCCTGGCTGTCATCGGCGTGAACGACGATTTCGAGATGACTGTCGGCGCCGCGAGTGCGGTCAAGATCCCGGCTGACGGCGATATCAAGTGGGTCGAGCACACCGGCAGGGCGATCGAGGCGGGCGCCAGCGAACTGGAGTCCATCGAAGAACGCATGCGTCAGGCTGGCGCGGAACTGCTAGTGCTTCGCCCGGGGAAGATCACGGCGACGCAGACCGCCACTGAGAACGCGGTCGGCATGTGCGCGTTGCAGCGGATCGCAAGCAACCTTGAGGACGCGCTCGACCAGGCGTTGCAAATCGCTGCACTGTGGGTGGGCGAGAAGTCAGGCGGCAGTGTGCGCTTGTTCAAGGATTTCGCCGCCGCTTCGCTTGCTGACGCATCCACGCAAATCCTGCTGGACTCCGCAAAGGCTCGCAAGATCAGCGACAAGACGTATTTCGCCGAGATACAGCGCCGCGGGATCGTGTCGGCAGACATCGATTGGCAGGACGAGAAAACGCTGATTGATGCCCAAGCGTCGACGCCGCCGGCGCCGTAACTACAGCTGATTGTATTAAGCAGGAAACCTGAACACCAGGGCCTCGCGCGAATGCTCGAGGCTTTTTTCTTGCCGCTAGCGGAAGCGATGCGGTGCACGGCCAGGAAGGCCACCTTGATGGGCGGATGCCCGGGAAGTCACACCATGCCATTCAAATTCAATGCTGACGGCACCATCGCAGTGGATGCCGAGAAGAAGTTGCCGATTTTCGTCTACGGAGACGGCCGCGAAGCCCCGTTCGACGCCGATACCACCATCGCGACCATTGGCCGTCTCAATGGCGAGGCAAAAACGCATCGCGAGGCGAAAGAGGCGGCCGAGGCAAAGCTGAAGGGCTTCGAAGGCATCGAGAATGCCGAGGATGCCCGCAAGGCGCTCGAAACGATCAAAAACCTGAACGCTGGCGAACTCAAAACCGCCGCCCAAGTTCAGGAAATCAAGGACGCTGCAGCCCGGAGCGCGCAGGAGCAGGTCGCTGCTGCAGCCAAGGCGAGCGCCGCCCAGATTCAAGAACTGACGGCCACGCTGGAAAAGCGAACTGCCGATCTGAATAGCCACATGATCGGAAGCGGCTTCGCAAATTCGAAGCTCCTGACTGATGACAAACACCCCCTGCGCCTTGCTATCCCAGGTGAGATGGCACGCGCTTACTTCGGCGCCAATTTCCGGGTAGAAGACGGCAAGATGGTCGGCTACGACGCCGCCGGCAACAAAATCTATTCGGCTACCCGCCCCGGCGAATTGGCGGACTTCGACGAGTCGCTCGACCACCTCGTGCGCGCCTGCCCGTTCAAAGACCAAATCCTCAAGGGAAGCGGCGCATCGGGTGGTGGCGCCGGCCAAAGCAAGTCGGGCGCCGGTGGCGACAAGCAGATCAACCGCAAGCAGTTCGAATCCATGAACCCGACCGACCGCGCTGCCGCGATGAAGAGCGGCATGACCGTCGTGGACTAAGCATCACTGGCCGATTGGCTGAGCAGTATCCGTATCGCAATGCCAAACCCTGGATGGGGGAATTGGCGTATGGGCTGGATGGCCTGTGCAGTTATTCAACTCCTACTTCGATTTTCCAGATGACCCGCCTTGAGCGGGTTTTTCTATTTCTAGAAAGGTAAAGCAATGGGTACTCTGACTCTGACTGGCCTGATCCCGACCATCTACGAAGCGATGGACGTCGTGTCCCGCGAGAAGGTCGGCTTCATCAACGCGGTTTCGCAAGACTTCAGCGCCGAGCGCGCCGCACTGAACCAAACCGTGCGCTCGCCGGTCGTGGGTGCGATGGCTGCCGAAGACCTGGCCGCTGCTGCGTATGCGGCTGACACTCCGAACCAGACCATCAACTACGTCGACATGACGATCTCGAAGGCCCGCTCGGTCCCGTTCGGCATCACCGGCGAGGAAACCAAGGGCCTGCAATCCGCTGGCACGCTGCAACAAGTCAATCGTGACCGCATCGCGCAGGCGCTGCGCACGCTGGCCAACGAGATGGAAGTGGACCTGTATCAGGAGGTCTACAAGACGGCCAGCCGCGCATACGGCACCGCCGGCACCACGCCGTTCGGCACCGCCGGCGACTTCTCGGACTTCGCCGGCTCGCACGAGATCCTGGACGAGAACGGCGCGCCGGATGCGGACCGTCACCTGATCCTCGGTTCGACCGCCATCCGCAACATCCGCGGCAAACAGTCGGTGCTGTTCAAGGCGAACGAAGCTGGTACCGAAGACCTGCTGCGTCGCGGCATCATCGGTCAAGTGGAAGGCCTGGATGTTCACCAGTCGGCCGCCATCAAGGGCACCGTGACCGCTGGTACCGGTGCTTCGGCGACCACGAACACCACCGGCTACCCGGTCGGCGCGACTGTGATCACCATGGCTTCGGCTGGCACCGGCACCGTGCTGGCTGGCGACTTCGTGTCCTTCGCTGGCGATACCCGCAAGTATCTGGTGGTCTCGGGCGACACCGACGTTTCGAATGGCGGCACGCTGACCCTGGCGGAGCCGGGTCTGCTGCAGGCCATCCCGGCATCGGCAACCGCCATCACCGTCGTCGCCACCGCCACCCGCAACATCGTGCTGCAACGCTCGGCCATCCAGCTCGCCACCCGCGCGCCGGCAATGCCGGAAGGCGGCGACGACGCCGACGACGTGATGATGGTGACCGATCCGGTGTCGGGCATCACCTACGAGTTCGCGATCTACAAGCAGAAGCGCCAGGTGCGTTACGAGGTCAACCTCGCCTGGGGCAAGAAGCTGATCGCCCCGCGTCACACCGGCATCCTGCTGGGCTAATCGCCAACCCGGCCCGGTAGCGTTCGCGCCGCCGGGCCATCCAGGGCCATGACATGGAAACCATCAAAATCAAACCGTCGCACGAGTCGCAGGGCGATCACGTCGTGATCAACAAGGCTGACTTCGACCCGGAGAGGCACGAGTTGCTTGAATGCGATGCTGGTGCCGCGCCGCCTGATGCTCCATCGCCATCTGGTCGCCCGGGTCGCAAGCCGAAATCCGTCGAATAAGGTTGTGCCATGCTCACCGATGCACAAAAGCTAGACTGCCGCCGCTGGATGGGATATCCGACGCTGAATGCCGGCTTTCGGGACATCATCTTTACGACCTCATTCGGAGCGGTGTCGATCACGGACAAGCTTGCGAACCTGACCGACAGCGAAGAAACCGTGCTGATCGACGTCTACCTGACGCCTCTGGCAGCGCTCGAGGCAGCGATTCTGACCGCTGGCGACAATCTCGACACGGACGCCGCAGCTGTATGGAAGCGCAACGTCAACGAGCAAAGCGACCGTGAGCGCCTGTTTGACTCGGTGCGGCGCCGGATGTGCGCGTTCCTCGGCTTCAAGCCGGGCCCGGAGTTAGGCTGCGGCAGCAGCTTGTCGTTGGTACGCGCATGACCGTCATCGCGTGGGACGGTAAGACGCTGGCAGCCGACAAGCGCGCGACGTGCAGCGGCCATCCGGCCACTGTAACGAAGATCATGCGCACGCCAAAGGGCGAGTTGATCGGGGCTTCCGGCGACCTGGACACGGCACGGGCGCTGCTCGCTTGGTATTGTGCTGGCGCCGATGCGGCGACCTTCCCGGACAACCGGAATGGCGACTTCTGCCGCGCATACATGATCGTCATCACGCTGGACGCGAAGGTGCACAAGTACGAGCGCGAGCCAGTCCCGATGCTGTTCGAAGACCCGTTCTCAGCCATGGGATCGGGCCGCGACTACGCGCTCGCCGCGATGCATCTCGGCTACAGCGCTCGTCGGGCCGTGGAAGTCGCGTGCGCGCTGGACACCGGTTGCGGCAACGGCATCGACACATTGAAGCTGAAATGAGCACAACCCTGGTGCGCGCGTAAGTAGCGCCCAGTCTCAATCAAAGGAACGCCATGGCCACTGTGCGTGCAGTCAGCGACAGCATCTTCACCATTGACGAAGGCAGCGTCCTGAACCTGGTCGGTTCGTCCGATGCGGTCGGCATTGCCTATCGACTCGACGGGGAGGACGGTGCGACCAATCCCGTGCAGTCGTGGGTGCTCGGCACCGGCATGCATTCCCCCATCGGCCCTTATGCGGGTAGGACGCGCGTTCTGGTGACGTGCGCGTTCGGCAGCATCAGTGCGGAGGTTGGCGACGCATCGCTCGCAGTGCCGCAATTCGTCTATGACGACTCGGGGAACGTCCTGGGGCTACAGGGGCCAAGCAATTCGGTCATCGGTTTGGGCGGCAGCAACCTGCGCGTGTTCAACGTCTGCGACTACGGCGCCAAGGGCGGCAGCAACGACGACTCCGACGCGGTCAATGCGGCCCTCGCTGCGATCTACGCCAACAAGGGCGGCACGCTGGTCTTTCCGTTCATGATGGCCGGCTATACGTTCGGCTCGTCCATCGTCATCGATCCGACCGCCTATGTTATGGGCGGCGGCATTAACGTCCACCTCGGCGGGAATGCGTTCACCCCGACGCACGCGGGATGGTGCTTCGATGTCAAGACGAACTACTTCCATGCCAACTGCGGCATGATCCTCGGTAACAAGCCCGTATTGATCGAGGGCCAGGGCGCTGCCATCTATAACGGTGGCGGCGCGTCGGCGCTCGGCGGCGTGCGTTTTACCGATGCCGTCTTGTACGCACTGCGCGACCTGACAATCCGAGGCTATTCGGGTGGAACGGCTCTTCAACTGAACATCTCGTCGAGCGACAAATCGACCTGGGTCGAGCATGGCGAGGTGGCGAATGTCCGCGGCTCCGGCAATCTGACTGGCCTGCACGCCAAGTCCAGCAACACGACGGCATCCTTCCTGGGCAACAAGTTCCACAACCTCGCGTTCGAAGGCAACGTCAACAACGCCAAGCTATACAACCTGGAGGGCCTGTTTTTCAATGCCTCCTTCGACATGTGCGGCGGTTACTACAACCAGAGCGGCACGACCGGCGGCTGCGGCTTCTACCTGAATGGCGGCTACTGCGGCACGACGTTCCTGACGCCCTGGATTGACGCCGGTGGTGCGGGTACGCAGAGCACCGCGACCGACATCGTGCTCGGCCCGAACTACGAAGGTGTGACAGCCCAGTATCAGCCGATCCTGATCGGCGTCACGGAAATCGACCTGCCGCTGAACTGGCGCACGAATTTGCGTGTGGTCGGCCCGACCAACGTCACCGGCGCCCTGTCGGGTCTGTCCTCGGGAAATCCGCGCGAGGTGCTGGTGGCGAACCGCACCTATTACGTGTCGAACAGCGGTTCGGACACGGCGAACACTGGCTTGTCGTCGGATTCGCCGTTTGCGACCGTGGCGCATGCGCTTAGCGTGATCTACGCGACCGTGGACTGCGCCGGCTACAACGTCACGATCCAACTGGCCGATGGCACCTATACGGCGCCTGTCGTCGTGCAGGGCATGCCACTGGGCCTGGGCACGTCGTCGCTGATCCTGTCGGGGAATGTGGCTACGCCCGGCAACGTGATCCTGTCCACGACCGGCAACCACGCGATCCGGGCCTCGCTAGGTGCAATCGTGACCGCGCAGGGGATCAAGGTCACGACGTCGGGCAGCGGCGCCGGCATCCGTGCCGAGTCGCGCTCGGCAGTGAACATCGGCAGTGGCATGCAGTTCGGTGCGTGCGCAACGGATCACATTTCCGCGACGGGCGGCTCGCAGGTATCTATCAACGCCGGCTACACGATCAACGGCAACGCCCCGATCCACTGGGACGTGTCGTTCGCTTCGACGCTGCTTTCGTTCGGCAACACGATTTCTTGCGCCGGCATCGCGTTCTTGAACGTGTTCGCCAGCTGCTCTGAGAACAGCAGCATCGGCGTGTCGGGCACGTTCAGCGCATCCGGCGCCACCGGCGGTCGTTACAACATCAACAGCAGCGGCGTCATTCAGACCTACGGCGCCGGCGCGTCGTACCTGCCGGGCAACGCTGACGGCTATGTGGACACTGCAACATTCGGAGTGTATGCGTAATGGCCATGACCGGTGACCGCCTGCAGGGCTTGATCTACGCAGGCTATGCAAAGCTCGCGGCGCGGCAAGGCTCGACGTACGACGTTTACCGCTTCGACGAGCCGATCGCGGTCACGGACGACATCTACAAAATCGCGCGCATCCCGGTCGCATTCGCAGCCGAGAAGAAATTCGCGATCCCGAACAAGTACCAGCAGCCGGTGTGGTACTGCTACGCCGACGGCCAGGTGCTGCAACCGCGCGACATCCTGAAAGGGCCCGCCGGCACGTTCTACATCGGCGACATGCAGCCGAACCTGCCGATCCAGGCGGTGGAGACGAACCACGTGATCGCGATCGGCCGCGGCTCGTACGACGGCGGCGACCAGTCCATCGAGTATTACGCGACCGATATCCCGTGCTTCATGCAGTTCAAGCGCGAGGACATCAAGCAGTCGCAATACGCGACCACGATGGGGCAGGCAATCACGCACTGGACCACGTTCATTCCGCTGCCCGAGGGCACGCTGAAGCAGGATGACGTCGTGCAGGACGAGAACGGCATCCGATACATCGTCGACGCGCCGGATTTCACCAGCATCGGCTACGTAGCGCACTTGAGGCTGATCACGATATGACGATGACCATCGATCTGGCGCAGGCGCTCGCGTGCCTGAACCGCCTCGCCGCGCTCAACATGTCGCCGTGGATGGCGAAGGTCGGCCAACAAGCGCAGCAATCGGTCCAGCAGCGCATCCAGCAATCGAAACAGGATCCGGACAACGCCGCGTGGTCGCCGTGGATGCCGCGCACCGAGAAGTACCGCGTCAAGAAGGGCAACGCCGGCCAAGGTCTGCTGTGGGACGACGGAACGCTGCTCAATTCGATCAAGTTTCACTCGACCCCGGACGGAGTCTCGGTGAGCAGCGAAGTGCCGTATGCGTCCTACCTGCAGGACGGTACCGAACGCATGGCCGCACGCCCGTTCATGGGCTGGTCCGACGAGGACATCGCCGGCGTGGAGTTCTCCGCGGTCCAGTTCATCGAGGCGCTGCTGTGAAAACGGTGCGTCTGTTCCTCGACCACACCGAACATCGCGACGGCAAGACCATCAAGCACAAGGCGGGCGAGGTCGTCGAACTGCCCGACGACGTCGCGGACTTCATCGTTCGCGCGACGCTGAACAAGCGCGCCTCCGATCAGCAAATCGCCGAGAACACGCCGGGAACACCGGAAAGGATGCGCAAGCATGATCTCTGAAAACGCAGCCGACCTCGTCGCGCGCGTGACGTCGGTTCCCGCCTTGGCGAATTCCGCCGGCTTGGCGCTCGGCGGCCGCGGCGCTGACCCTGCATTGACCAAGATTCCACTGCCGGCGGCATGGATCATGTTCGGCAAGGATCAGGTCGACGAATCGCCTTACGGCACGTCTCAGTCCGGCGGGCGCGGCGGCTTGATCCCGAGCGGCGAGAACGTGCAGCAGGTTTTTTCCGTGGTGATCTACGTGCCGTACGTGAGCCAGGACGACCTGCTGACGAAGCAATTCCCGCTGCTGGAGTCGGTTATCGCCGCGGTGCGTGGAGGTGGCCGCGAAGCCCCATCCGGCAATCGCTGGCGATACATCGGCCAGAAGCTCGCCATGGTTTACCCGGACCGCCTCGCCTACGAACAGCACTACACGCTCGACGCTTTCATGTAGCAGCAACCTGCCCGCGGTGAGCGGGAT